GCAAGAGGTCAACCAGCACAGGCACCGCAAGCACAGGCACCACAAGCACAGGCACCGCAAGCACAGGCACCACAAGCACAGGCACCGCAAGCACAGGCACCAGTAGCAGTAAGTCCACCTTTGAGAAGTAGTGTATTCTCTTCTGCACCTCCATCTCCACACCCTGCTGGAAATAGACCACCGGGTATGCCACAACCAGCACAACCAACACAAGTAGGTGTAACGAATGTTGGAAGTGGAACTCGTAGTCCCGAAATGGTAGCACCTACACAAAGTCCAGCGGCACCACCGGGTGTACCAACCAGTGCCCCTGTGGGTAGCGAGGCACAACCAGCGGCACAGCCAGCGATGACTCCCGAACAAGTAGCGCAAACAATACCACCACCGGCACCGGGAATGTTCCAACAACCAACCGCTCCTGCTCCTGCTCCTGTAACACCTGCTCCTGCTCCTGCTCCTGCTCCTGCTCCTGCTCCTGCTCCTGCTCCTGCTCCGGTTGCTGTAGAAGAACCTGTGGAAAACGATTGGACAAGAGAAGAAAGTTGGGTGAATGAAGAACCTACCTTCAACGATAACAGACGGGTGGACAACACAGGAAAAACAGGAGTGTTAAGACCCATAAGAGGAATGGGGGAAGGTAACTATAGTGATGGTTGGGACGCAACTCCCGCTGAAATCAAACGACAGGAGGAATTTGATGCAAGACAGCAAGAAGCAAGGTATCAACCACGAAAACTAACTCCAAGTCCCGGTGCCCGCCCTGCATCCACTCATGCTGGAAATTTCATACGAGAAAATAAAACAGTGCCTATGGGTCAAGAACGCCCAGTTGCAGTAAAAACCCCTGTAAATACTGGTGGTTTGGGTTCAAATGCTATGGAAGATACAAAGATACCCACATTAAGAGATAATCCACTTTTCACCGGCTCCGGTAAAGATTTCGGTGTACCAGCCGGTTCCAATCAAGAAAGACTCCAAAGAGAAGAAAGTGATAAGGCGTTTGAAGATGCTTATGGAGGTCAAGAAGCCGAAGCGTGGAGGCGAAAATACACGCCTCACCCATTTGATAGGACGCAAAGGCCGTTTTGGGAAAAAATTGGTGATGATGTTTTCACCAATAGTTTTACTCAAATGATTTTCAACGAGTTTGGCGACATGCTTCGCAAGGCCGACCCACATGTAGCAGGATTACTTGCTATGCGTATTTACATGGACAAATTCATGAGGTGATACCTTGAGTGACATGGAAGAATTTATTCACGACATGGACCGAAAAATGTCGGCCAAGTCGTTTGAGTATTTTTTTACAGAAATTTTAGGCTTCGATTACTCTAACCATCACAAATCGTGGGACGCTGGTTTGGAAGAACATCGCTATTATTGCGTGAAAGCGAGTCGTGACCACGGTAAATCCGTCTTTTTCATGTCGTATGCACTGTGGATTGCCGCCTTTCAACCCGGAACGCATGTAATGATTTTCTCACACTCTCTTGAACAGACGCTTGAACACATGCGTTTCATTCGTAACAATATTGAGGGTACACCTTGTCTTAGGCATCTTATTCCCGAAGGTCGCCCTTGGCGAAAGACTTACTTTGAATTTAACAACGGTAGCCGTATGATGGCAAAGTCAACAGGTGGAGGTACTCGTGGTTTCCACCCAAATGTTGTTGTGTGTGACGATATTCTGTGGGGTACAACTGGTACCGAACTACAGCGTGCCGCTGATTGGTTTTACGGTGTTCTTTTGCCAGTTCTTCACCACACAGGGCGTTTGATGATGGTGGGTACTCCGTTCAGTTACAACGATTTGTACTCACAATTAGAAGAAACAGAAACCTTCCAAGTGGAAACATATCCAGCAATCAATCCACAAGGAGAGGCACTTTGGCCCGAACGGTGGGATTTGGATTCACTTGAGCAACGGCGACTTTCCATGCCAGCAATTCAATTTTCTCGTGAGTATCTTTGTGAACCTATCCACGATGTTGCGAGTATGTTCCCTAACGATGTATTGGAAAAAGCACGCAACAAAGACCTTGTGTTGCTTGACAGGGCTGATACCGAATTTGATGCAGAAGGTGAAGTGGCAGGTGTCTTTGGGCAACATTTCATTGGATGGGATACAGCGATTGCTTCGGATAAAAACGCTGACTTTACAGCAATGACTGTTATGCGTATGCTACCCAACGAGAATGTAAAACAAATTGTAGGTATCGTGCATGAGCGTGGTATGAGCGGTTTAGCACAGAAGAATCAAATTATGATGCTTAACAACCGTTTTCAGCCCGATTTGATTGAACTTGAAGGGAATAACTTCCAGCGTATGTTCCAAGCAGAACTTCTTGAAATGCGACAAGATATACCAATCAAGACTTTTATGACTACTCGCACTCGTAAAGAGAGTTTGTTCATGTCACTACTGATGGCATTTGAGCAGGGTCAAATTCAAACACCGTATGGTGATAAGCGTAGTCGTGAGTTCACGCACAAACTTGAAACTGAACTGAACCGTTTTGGTATGCAAAAGAATGGCAAGTTGGAAAGTGTGGGTACTCACGATGACTTGGCTATGTCGCTTGCTCTTGCTAACTGGGCCACTAAAGAGTTCAAAGGTAGTGTTGTGCTACTTGATGATGTGCTACCCGGCTTTGATGAGTGGATTCGTGGAAAACCACACCGCTCACAAAACGACAGTCCGGCTGATGGGTGGATGATACCGTGATTTTTCCTTTTGACGAGTGGGGTTTTTAAAAATGACTTGTGAATGTGGACATTGTGTTGGAATAGCAAACGCTTGGGATTCCCTTGAAAAGAAATTATGCCCTGCTGGTAAAGCGGCGGCTAAGAAAAAATTCAAAGTTTATCCATCAGCCTATGCTAATGGATGGGCTGTGCAATATTGCCGGGGTAAATTCAAGAAAAAGAAAGGAGGCAAGAAGAAATGACTGATATAGATTATGTGATGGCTTTTCTCAAGTCAAAGGAAGATGGAAAACTTCAACTAAAGAAAGACAAGTGTTGTTGTGGAGGTACAAAGAACACACCGTGTGTTTGTATGATACAAGGAAATGATTGTTCTTCATCTTCTCCTAAGTGTCCTTGTTATGCTTTGATGGACAAGCAAAAGAAATCAATTAAGAAAATGGTTGGTGTATTTTGAAATGTCTCGATGCACCTGCCACGACACGCTAATTGTCAAAAATTTGAACCGATGGTTCAAAGAAAAGTGGGTCGATGTATCACGCAAGGACAAAGATGGCAAGCATCCTCCGTGTGGGCGTAGTAAAGCCAGTAAATCTTCCAAGGGTTATCCTAAGTGTCGCCCTTCCGTCAAAGTATCAAGTAAGACTCCAAACACCAGTGGTTCTATGTCCGAAGGTCAAAAGAGAGCCGCTACAAAACGCAAGCGTGCAAAAAAGCAAGGTGTTGGTGGTAAACCTACAGTGGTGAAAGCAATGAAAGATGAGAAGAAAGGCAAGAAAGGTATGGTTATGGTGATTGCGCTCACTGCTAAACCAAAAAAAGTCGCCGTCAAAAAGAAAAAAGATTAAAACTAAAGGTCAATTGAGTGGTCATTATGTGGGGGAGTTTGTTTATCGGTGACGAGTACGATGTACCGTTGACATTTGATGATGAATTTTCTAACACAGTGATTAAGAGTCTATCTCAACACCCTAATTTTCAACCTTTACAAGTTCCGGTGAAATCTTTACAGACTTCTACTACCGACTTTACTGTTAAGAAAGCATTTGCTGAAAATGGTGACGGCTGGTTTGAATCTCAATACGGTACTGATGCTAACACAATCATTAGGATGTGTCGAAAAATGCGTAGACACGATAAGGTATTCAAATCGGAGTACGACCAAATTATAAATGATATTCGTAAAGTCAAAGCGTTGGAAGTGGATACGACGATTAAATCACTTTCTTGGTCCGATGGGTTTGAAGATGTTATTCGTAACATTGGGCTGAGTGACCGTTCACTCAAATCATTGCGTAAGTTTGGCGAAGCGAGAAGTACAAGTTTGCAAAAAGCATGTCAACAGTATCTCAAAGCATTAACAGTGCTTGAGCATCTTAACGGTAAAAGCGATTGGAATATAGACGACCAGCAGAATTGGGTCGATGCAAATCAAATGAAAAAAGATTCACAGAAGATGTGGAATAATACTTTACATCAAATTGACAAATTAAGTAAGCATGATGTTCATGCGCTTAATTATGCATCAAAAATTCTTGAACAAGAGGGTGCACTTGGAAGTAGAGAAATTGTACGAAGAGGGTATGGTGTACTAAACAAGTCCATGTCCGTCAATAAAATGTCTTCATTACTCAAAATGTATGGAGAAGAAGTTGATGTGTATAGAGGCGGCGTTAGAGGTACTTTTGTTAAACAAGGTCCAAGTGGTTTGATTATCAAAGACCCGTGGGCGTACACTGCTGGATTTGTAGATGCTGATGGTAGTATCTTTATTTCCGAGCGAGGTGACCCTCGTGTGACTATTGTAGCCAGTGGAAACAATGGTAAAACACATTGTGAAGAATTGCAAAAGATGATTGGCTGTGGCCGACTTGTATCGGACCAAAAACTTGCTAAGAACACCATCAAACCTGTCCATCGGCTTATTTTTTCTTCTAAAGATGATATTCGTGAGGTATTGAAGGGGATTATTCCTCATCTTAAATTAAAATCGCTACAGGCAAAGGCTGTTTTGAATTATATTGACCAAAAAGATTCTATGAGAAAAAATGAATTGTATCAGTTGGTGACTTTCAACAATTGGAAAGACCATAAAAGCAAGTCCATTACTCTCCTAAACAAGTGGGGCTTGGATGCTGACACTGTAGGCGGATATGCGGAGGGACTTTGATGGCAGAAGAAGAGGGCAGAATCAGTCGATTTTTATCAGCACTTGGAGGGCCATTCAAGCGTAAGGAAAGCCCCACCCCTACTATGCCACTTTGGACAAGTGGTATTCAAGAACCTGTGATGGCGCAGGGAATTACTATTCCGGCACTGTACGCTGTGAGCAACGAGTCGTTGATTCTTCGTACAGTTCTTGCTAAACTTAGGCAAGAGATGTTCCGTAGAGGATACTATTGGGAGAAGAAATTCGCTCGAAAATGTACGGTTTGTGAAGAAGAGTATCAAAGCGAAGTAGAAAATTGTGCTGAATGTGGGGGTTCTGTGAGAAAACCCGACATTGATGAACTTACTTATCCAAAATGGTTGTTGAAACAAGAAAACAGTATGGAGCAATCATTCATACATGTAATGAATGAGGTAGAAAGTGACCTAAACATTGTCGATGATGCATTCATTATACTGGTGAAAGAATACTTCATTGACCCTAATACAAAGGAAGTGGCCTTCTTCCGTGTTAAAGAAATTATGAGAGGCGACCCAATTTTCATGCGTATTGTCGCCGACAAGCGTGGTGTTCGTGGTGGACGGTACAAAATTTGTCTAATCCATCGTGACGAAGTGAAAACACATGCGGAAGATGATACTTGCGAAGTCTGTGGTGCCGACCTTCATGATGTTCATTATGTGAACATGGCAGGAAGTGGGAAGACCCAGTATTTCGTGGCAGGTGAAATTTTACATGTGAGTAAGTACAAACCTTCCAAACTTTATGGTCGAAGTCCAGTGAACACAATGTGGCGACAAGCCATGACTTTGACCGCTATGGACAATTACATTTACACTGCGTATCAAAAGAGAAGGATGCCAAAGGGTATTGTGTCTGTTACTACAGACAATCTTGAGTCGATGAAATCATTTTGGAAATCAGTTGATGAAAAAATGGAGCGTGACCCACACTATGTTCCGAAGGTAGGTATTGAATCATCTTCCGGTCGTGGTGGTGTGAACTGGATTAAGTTCATGGATACTCTTGAAGAAATGCAGTATATTGCCGTTCGTGATGAAATACGAAATCGCATTGCCGCTTTTTATGGTGTATCAAGTGTTTTTATGGTCGATGCAGGAAAATCGGGTGGATTAAACAACGATGGTATGCAGATTCTTGTAACAAACAGGGCCGTAGAGTTTGGTCAAAAAGTCTACACCGAAGTTCTTTTCCCTCGAATGTTAAAGGAAATGAGTGTTAATGATTGGAAGTTGACACTCTATCCAAACGAAGAGGAAGATGAAATCACTCGACTACGCCGTGACTCGGAAGAACTCAATGTAGCACAGCGTATGGCACAACTTGGTTTCATGCCCGAACTTATCGAAGACACAGCAAATCGTGATATTCGTTTTACTTACAAGCGACCCGAACCACAGCCACAACAACAAGCACCACCTCCGGGTGGAGCACCGCCTCCGGGTATGCCTCCGGGTATGCCTCCGGGTATGCCTCCGGGTGGAGCACCACCTATGATGCCACCGCAACAAAGAGGACCGCAAATGCCACCACAACTTGCTCAACAAATTATGCCTCCACCTCAACCGGGTGGACAAGGTGTAGGACTTCGTAATCGAGGGCCAGCGGCCCCGCAAAGAAGGAATAGTATGGGTAGCGGAGCACCCTTTTCAAATGTACAGCAAAGAGGACCGGAGCCTTCCATGCAACAAAATTTGAGTAATGCTCTTTTGAACGCAAGACGCCCTCGTGGTCAATAACCTTCTTAAATACGAATACCATGAGGCAAACATAGCAGGGATTAACATGGACTTACTGAAAATGCACCCAATGGCACGAAAAATGGAACAGGCGCAGAAGGCTTTTATCTCCGCTTTAGAAAGTGGTGACGGTCAAATGGCCAAGCAACAACTCACTGAAGTCCAAAAACTCAGTGATTTCCTTGCAGAAGACCTTCAAGGTGAAATCGCTAAATCATCCGATGTTGTTACCCCGCAAGGACCACGAGATATTTTTGCTGGCGGAGTACCTGTTGTTAAGATGCAAACGAAGGAAACAGTTAGCCCGGTTCTTGAAGGACAACGACTTGGCTTCATGTCTTCTACTCGACACACTACAAACTACAAGCGTTCTGCTGGCTCTTACGGACGACGAGTTTGAGGTGTTTAAATGAGTGATACTTCAAACGCCGAACAATTAATCGGTGTGTTAATTCATAAAATGGAGTCAATGGATTCCAATCTTATGCTTTTGAAGGCAGAAAACGATGCTATGAAGAAGATTATCAATAATCCACAGCAATTACTCAAGAAGATGGGGCTTGTTACAGTCGCTACACCTTTTACAAACGATTTGTCTGTTGACCCTTTCCGTGGTGATATGGCACTTGAAGGAGGGACTCTCCTTAAGAGTCAACCGGGTATCGGTACAATGAGTAATGAAGACATTCACAACATGTCGTGGGAACAAATTCACGAAATGGCTATGGCAACAAAGGAGGTTTGAAATATGAAACCAAGACCAGTAGAAAACGGATATTTTGCAAAAGCAATTGAAATTGAACAACGACTCGACCGCTTGGAAAAAGCAAAGTGTGACTGTGGAAAAAAACCATGTGAATGTAAAGACTGTCCTAAGTGCGGTTCTAAAATGAACAAGATGGGTGGTTGCATGAAGATGGATTGCAGAGGTGGCAATGTGGCAAAGGCCGCAATCGAAGACCCAAAGCCACTCCCAAAAGAAAAAATCACCGATGTGAATCCACACATGGTCACTGAATCCGGTGGGCAAACCAAGACTTCTTACTACACTACCAATGGTCATAACATCGAATCCAAAAATGTGCCTGTTAAGAAGATTCCAAAAGAAAATTTTAAAATTCAACAACTTGGCTCACGATTGAATCCTCATGAGGGTACTGGTGCCGAGCGTGAAGATACTGCTGGTGAAAAGAAGAATCTTAAGAAGTCTTCAAAGGCTGAAATGCGAGAAAGGAATATTCCGATGCTTTGCGGTGCTTGTGGTGGTTCTAAGGACAGTGGATGTAAAGGTCCGATGCCCGGTACCGACATTCTCGCTTGTCCTGCATTCAAACCGCTTTGAGGCGGTGATTGAATGAATGACCATTTCTATGTGTGTGGTAATGAACTGCTAAAATCACTTGAAGATGGTCTTGACCTTCGGACGAGTGCCGCTGAATACATTCTTGCTTTTGAGAATCTAAAAACTGCTCCAACTGATTCTTTGTATAAATCACTAAAAGGTACAGCAGACCTTATCATTAAAGATGAAGTGGATAGCGACGAAGAAGATGAAAAATACGATTTGAGTGAACAAACATACCATCTACCCGAAGGTGTAGGGTACATGATGGCCATGCAACATTCTCATGGAGAACCTACAAACCATGTTTGGAAAGATGGTCTTCAATCCCCTGTGTCATCAAACAGACGACATGCCGTTTGGCCGTATTATCAACCTTCATCGGGTGCACACCCATATCAACGACACCACTTTCCATTCCACGAAGCAAATCACCCTCTTCTACGCACCAACTCAGTGACAGGAAAACCACATTATATTGAAATGCTTAAATCGTGGGCACTTGGTGGGCATGGAGAAAAAGAAAAAGAAATGGAAAAAACCTTCTTTAAATCATTAGGAAAAAAGCATCCTCTTGTTAGTGGGGCACAAGTGGGTGGTAAGAACATAGGTATAGTGGGTGATACTCAGCCGCACGGAACTATGCATCATCATCAATACGATTTATACAATCGTGACTTTTATCGTTGGCAAAAGAAAAACGGTAAATTGTATGATAATATGCTTGCTGAGGGTCTTGAGCCGAAAGAAGCACTACAGCGTATGCGTGAAGCGCACTTTGATGCAAGAGCCGAAGAATGGGAGTCAAACGACACATCTCTTAATATCGACACTTACGAAGAACATCCAAACAATCTTGGTCACCTTGGGTATAAACTCGGACTTGAATGGTTTAGTCCCGAAGAGCGAACTGCTATAATGAAACATTTAGATGAAAAAGGTATTGATAAACACCCAACAATCACTTTGCCTAATGGTGAAAAAATTCCTTCTGCTCGTTTAACTTACAATGCTCTTATGCGTATGACTCCCGAAATGAATTGGGCGATACGACCAATGACAATGCCGGGAAGAAACGCACCGTATCACCTTGAGGATAATGATAATGACTATATTAAAGGTGAAGAAGGGATGTTCCTACAAAGTCAAATGGGAAATCTCGCACATACAAAAATGGATTCATTGGATGGTCAATCTTTAGCGAGCATCATATTACAACGAATAAAAGACAACTACACAGAAGAGGGTCAACCCGCAAGAAAAATTCGTCGTCTTCCTCGTCTTGACATTCATAAAAACCCAATGAAAGAAATGGAATACGACGAACTGTTGAGTGCATCAAGGATTCACAGTAAAGGTAACCATAAAGATAACATCCGAATGACTAAGCGTGACTTGATGTATTTGGCGGGTTATGACCCAAATACTGGTGAATTGTTAGAAGACCACCCACTACACGGTCGTTTAGAAGAACCTTTGGTGAATGCAGAATTTATTGATGAAATAGAAGCAATGGCTAAAAGTGGTGCAACATTACATCAATTAGCAAAAGATGTACGCAACCATCGTGGTTTCTTCACTGCCGCATACGGTCCACACCCCGATGAAGAAAGGCCGGACTATTGGCAGAAATCTAAAGACGGTGATTTCACTTTTGGACCGGGAAAATTTTGGAGTACGCCGTATCAAGGTATTGGTGGTGCAGGAATGTCTTACAGTACCTACATGGAAATTTTACACGCTACCCATGCTAATGATGATGGGCTTTCTCCTTTAACAGAATTATCCGAAGGTGGAAACAATTACATTCATCCTAACCCCGATAACACAACTTTAGCAAACCACTTCATGCCTTTGAAAACAAGGATGATAGGTGATTACCAACAAAAAATGAAAAAAGTGGGTAGCGAAAAGAACCAATTTGTAGGTACAGGTAAAGGGTTTGTGTACAATAACGATGGACGACTTTTACAAAACTTGTTGAGTCCTTTTGGTGTTTCTAAGAAAAAAAGAAGTCGAGAGGGTACCACCGATAAAAACAATCACGCTGAACACAAATCCTCATTAAATCCTCAATACGAATACGCTATTCGACATCTTTCCCAAGCAGAAAGAAAAAATCGTTATGGAACTCATTTGATTCCTTTTGCCTTTCCTCACACTTCAAATCCTACTCTACACATTGCTGGTAAAACCGCTTACGGTTCTACACCGAGTGACACAAATATGCACAAAAATGCAATGTTAGCACACTTTCTTGAAACGCTTGGTGGTCGTATGAATCATCTTAACACACCTGCCATAAAGAATATGATGGCTGTAAAGGATTTTTTGAGAGGTGACGAGGCGTTTAGTGGTGGAGGTACTAAAGAAGAGTTTATTGATTTTATGCGATGGGGAAGCAAGGGATACTCGTTCGATGCTATGAAGAATAAGGTGCTGAATGATAAGACATTAAATCACGGTCTTGCCGCTGTAAATCAAGTGTCTAAAATTATCGGCTCCAAAAACCCTCAAGCGATTCTTGAATTTATGAGTGATAAAGAAAATCACGATGAATTAAATCGTGCGATGCTTGCTCGTAATTTGGGTGAATTTGATGATAAAAAATTCGATGATTCAATTAGTATGTTGATTGGTAGTCCTGCTTCCAAAGACAATCCTACACCGACAGGAATGCACGCTGAGATAGCACAGAAAACAAAAAATCAAAAAAATAAGACCACAATAGTTCCAAGTGAAACTGACGCAATAACAAGAATGTTGCAGTTTGGTGGCGACTTACCAGCCTCGCAAAAAGAAAATGAATTAATTACAGAACTAACTGAAATGAATCAACTCTTTGCTGATGCACAAACCCCGCAAGAAAAGTTTTCTTTGAGAGAGGAAATGATGGGTAAAGAAAAAGAATTAGCATCTATTCAACAAAGAATTGCCGATAATACGAATAAAAAGCAAAGTAGTCATTGGGAAAAAGATGCAAATCGAACTCAGCAATTAATGAGTGGTCATCGAATGACAATTGCACAAGTCGCCCGTGACATTATCCTTCCTAAGTATCTTGAACACGACCCCGAAGCGTTTGACCCGAATAACCCTCAGCAGTTTATCGACAACAACGCACAACTCTTCCGCGACGCTCAACGATATATTCTCAATGTTCCTCATTCTGTACACGGAATACACACTACAAACTACGGTATAGATGTAGACTCAAAGGTGAAGGGAAAGGGAACTGTACCTTTCCATTCGACCGTAGCAAACCATCTTTCTACAGATGGAAAAATGATTGATGGGAACATGAGTGTACCCGAAGTGTTGAAAATTCTTAATGTAGAAGCAACGCCAGTTGCAAAGGAAAAAGCACGAGAATTGATTGATGCATCATCAAAATTAAACACACCACTTTTTGCATCCACTGTGAAAGACATTCTCACAAGCGGAAAAGTTGAAGGTTTTCAAGGTATCAATCTTAATCACTTTTCAAATGAAGAGTTGATGGGTAAACCCGAAGAAGAGTTGAGTGATGAAGAAAGATTTTATCGAGGTGTGAGGGAAAATGGATACCATCAAACATTCAAAGAAACTCACGCTGGAATGGATACCAAACAATCAAGAACGCACTTTTCTCACGCAATACCTCGTGGTGTTGCCATGCAACTCAATCCACAGCAATTTCAAATGTCGCTTTTGTCTGCTGGTTTAGGCGTTATTACAGGAGATATACATAATGCCAAGGGTACCGCAAGTAAAACAAAAGCCCGTAAAACAAATGAAACTAAGAATAATCTTGACACCATCGTGCACTTTGACCCAAGAATTTTAGATGAAGAAGAAGGAATCTTTACTCCGGGTGAAGAAATTGTTGAGTCTGCTGGAATAGGACAACGACCAGTAGGAGCACCTAACCCAAATAATACTTCAGTTATGGATACCTTCGATTCGGGTGCGTGGCATCACGGATACGAAGCATCACCTACTCTTGGAGCAGAATTTGATGCACAGGGTAATGTCATGGTAGGAAGTAATGTGAAAACAGGTCTTTACCATAGTGTGCCCGAAGAACTTTCCACAGTTGTACATGGGCGGGATACTGTACAAAATGTGTGGGGTAATGCACCACCACCAATGTACCCCGACAATCCTCATCAAAGTATGAACATGGAAACCGCTGAAACTGCCAGCGAGGTTCCTTACACAGTCGCCGCCAGTGAAATGACGAATTTGATTACTTCAATGCTTGACCCCGATGTATTACTATCCAAAAGCGATGACGCTAAGTGGAGTCCACCAGTTAGACCTATGCATCGTATTTTTGAAATGAGTGACCTTGAACACTTGAGAGGATTTAGCGGTTCGTGGGTAGTGAGTAAATGGTACAATGGAAAAAGAATTGTTATCGTACGCAGTGATGATGAAATCACAGCGTATGATGAGAATGGTCGGAAGAAGGGACTTCGTAAGGCAACCAAAGAAGCACTTGATAAGATGAATGACAAGAACTACACATTGGACGCTATACTCGGAGAAGAAGAACTCAACATTATTGACATTCTCAATTATGATGATACGAATGTGGCTGAAATGGCTTTGTTTGAGCGACTTAAGATTCTTCGTTCACAGTTTGATAGTCAAGAACATGTGATAGTACCCGGACCTCACGACACTCGTATGACCGACGATGATGGACTTGAAGAGGCTGTAAAGAATCTACAAGATGACCATAAAAACATACTTCTTCGTGATAACAAATCCACATACATGCGTGGAGAGCGACGACATCCAAAGTGGATTGTGTATCGAAACACTCGTGATTTTAACTTCATTGTCCTTGACCGTCGTGGGAAAGGACCGTTTACTTACCAGTTAGGCGCAGGACCGATTCTTGAAATTGATGGTCTTGGAAACAGGGCAATCGAACATAAGGGTGAACAGTACATGGATGTGGGTACAGCACATAATCAATCTAAAACATTCAAAATAGGTGATATTGTTCGTGCTTCCGTTACAGGAATTTCAAAGAAGAATCGAAAGAATCGTCCGGTGTACAATGTGCAATTCAAACAACTTGAAGGTGAGGGTGAAGGTGAGGGTGCCGCCAGTACAGAATCACTCGACTTGATGACAAAAGCGTTTGAACCGTTACTAATTCCTCACGACATAGAATGGAGTGATGGTGAAATACAGATTGTCCTTAAGGACATTGATACTGTTCGTTACCAAGTTGAAGACTTGAACGGTATGTGGTGTGTACATTCCCCAAAAAGCACTATGGGTGATATGATGAAGAGTGATTATCCTGTGGTCTTGGCTGAGAGCCTTTTGCCATATTGGTCAAGTGTTGCACCGCTTATGATGAAGGGTATCTTGACCAAAGCGACTGAGGTAGATATGCCTAAGAAGCCAACAGAAGAGCAAATGGATGAAGGTAGTGTTGGTATTCTTGAAGAAAATGATGACAATCGTATTCTCAAACCTAAACAAACCAAGAAGGCGTTGGAAATTATTGTTCGTGCATTGGATAAGATTTCCAAAGAGAAGATGACATGGACTGGTCCGAAAGGTTTGGGTATAGATGTAGGGACTCCACAAGAATCACCTCGTGGCCCTACACAACTACGAAATGAATCCACACTTCCCGATTTTGATGGTGAAAAGAAAAATCACGATGAAATAAAAGAGAAGAAAAAAGACAGACTGAACCACATAAAAGTGCAAACGGATGAAGGTGAAGATTTGTCTATAGACTACGATGGTGACCAACCATTAGTATCTCAATCTTAGCGTGTGGTATAAATACCATAACAATCAGTCGAATGGTTAATGCTCACCATGCAACGACCTACTGACGGTATCACTCTTCTCAAGAGTGGTAACGATTTGGTTGTCGCTGGCTACGCATCTGTTGAACTTGTTGACAAGCAAGGTGACCTCATTACTCGTGGAGCACTTCGAGATGCTTTTGATGGGTTCATGAAAGGTGACAAATACCGCAATGTGCAATTGGCACACTCCAACATTCAAGTTGGTGAAGTGATTGACAATTACATTGATTCTAATGGACGAATGTGGAAATCCGAAGTGGATGACACAGGAATGTTCGTTGTAGTACAACTCCGCAATGATATTGAGAAGGCTCGTGAAGTAGCCGCTGAAATCCGCAAGGGTAACCTTCGTGGGTTTTCCATTGGAGGGCAAGCATTCAAGCGAGTGCGAAAGTCCGACATGGAAAAAGGCGACTACCAAGAGATTTCAAAAATGGAGTTGCATGAGGTGACAATTTGTGAAAAGGGTATCAATCCCGAAGCACAATTTAGAATTTTGAAGGAGGACACTACTATGACAGAAGATAACAGTGATTTGAACGGCATTATGTCGAGGCTTGAAGCACGATTGGACGCAATGGAAAAGGGAGAACTACCTCCTGCCCTCCGTGAGCACATGAAGGGTAAAGAAGGCTCCGATGAAAAGAAAGAAAAGAAAACCGAAGAAAAAGGTGACGATGACATGAAAGAAGACAAAGATGATGAAAAGATGTACAAGGGTGAATACAGCGATGTTATTTCCTCCGAATACCTTTCTTGGATGGAAAACACTCTCAAGTCTGCTGGTGTTGACACCATGGGTGCACGAGCACACTTCGACAACTTGGAAAAAGCACAACTCGGTGGTTTCGACAACCCCGATGCAGTTGACGGTGCTGACTACTTTGGTGGTCAAGTCCGTGGCCGTGGCCAAGAAGGAGGCTCCCCTTCAACCGGTGCAATCAACGCTATCACAGCATCCGGTGGAAAAACCCCATCCGGTGCTCTCGGACCTGCAACTCTCTCTAAGGGATACCTCAACGCAAACAATGTTAGCGATGCTGATATTGAAGCGGCTTACGAAGTCTACAAAGCCGCCGCAAGCGAACAATATTTCCGCAACGACCTTGAAGGACACTTTGCAAAGCGTTTGGAAAACGAAATGCAAGTAGCAAAGTCTCAACAAGAAAAGGCCGCTTTCGACGCACGAGAACCACTTTCGGCTATCGTGAAGTCTATCGAACAACTATCCGACCGAATTGACAACATTGGAACTGGTGGCTCAACCTCCATCCAAAAGTCCGTTTCTTCCGTCGATGTACCTTCCACGCAAGACCTCGCCAACATGGGTTGGGATGAGGTTCATTCGCTTGCACAGCGAACCTTGCGAGGGGCTTGAAAAACAAATTAAATGAGGTGAACAATTATGGCACGAGACTATATCCGAAACATTACAGACATGGAACGCTACTACTACGGCGCAGGTAACTCAATGGGTTACTCATACTCCGGTAGCGAACTACTCAAGGCAGACGCACCAATGCTCTCGACTACTGCTGGTACTTACCAAGCAATCTACGGTCGAAAGGTTTGGAGCCAGTTGAACCAAGAGTTCAACGCCTTCTCAATTCTACCAAAGCGACCATGGGAACGCAGTGGATGGCGAGTCATCACTGAGCGACCTTCGTTTGCTGTTGGCGGCGGTGTTGCAGAAAACGCAACCCTACCGGACACCACCAAACCTACCTTCCAGCACATTGCCGCAAAGCCGAAGACTGTGGTTCACACCTTCGACATGAGCGAAACCGCTATGTTCCTCTCCGACAAGGACGACGGACTTGGCGACATTCGTGCTATCCTTAAGGAAGAAATGGGTAAGCACCACGCCGAGCACATCAACAAGATGCTCACTGTTGACAAGGCTACTGTTGCCGGAAACGACTTTGAATCTCTTGACCGTGTGACTACTGGTGCCGCCGCTGGCTCCGCAGAAGACATGTACAGCATTGACCGAAGTGCAAACTCTTGGTCCCTTGCAGAACACGATGAGAACTCCGGTACTGACCGAACTCTCTCCCTCGACCACTTGGACAACTTGTTCCAAAAGTGCTGGACTCGTGGTGGAAATCCAAAGGTTATCCTCACTGGATACGACACTTTGATGCGCTTGCAACAACTCCTACAGTCGCAACAGCGATTTATGGAAGAGAAGCGAGTTACTCCTACCTACAACGGTGTGAAGGGTGTTCCCGGTATCGAAGCCGGTTTCATCGTCGCTACCTACAACGGTGTTCCAATCATTCCATCTAAGGATGTTCAACCGGACACCTTGAGCCGCATGTACTTCCTTGACACTGATTACTTGTACTTCAGTACAGCAATTCCAACCCAATACTTTGAGAGTGGTATTGAAACTGGCGACCCGTTCGCTATCAACCGCCTCGGACAAGAAGGAATGTACCGAACTATGGGTGAACTATGGACGACTTTCTTCGGTGGACACGGTTCAATCCGTGACCTCAAGTGAGGGTTGAAAGCAAAAAAAACATGGATGTGACATAATATGGCAACAGAAACAAAGACGCAAAAAGGCTTGACAATTTCGTTCGATGACGCAGATTTCTCCACCGGAACCGTATCGGTTCTTTTGGACCTCGACATGCGAACCGGAACACCAGTTGATGAAACTGGTTGGTTAGACGGTAATGCTGGTGGTTCATACCCCGGCACACTTACTGGATTCACCGCACAGAACGCAGACGGTAACGCAGTTGGTTCTATGCGCTTGGTGACCATCGGGTTCACCTTGGCAGATGCGGCAGAACAGGTTTTGGTTATCACCGCAGGGGCTTCAAAACTCATCGGTGTGCTCGGTACTACTTTCGCAGTAGCCGACAAGACTCTATCCGCTTCCTTCACTAACACAGGTGCGGCTCCTGCCGCTAAGACTGGTGCGGCTCTTCCTGCAATCGTCCTTCACGGTGAAGCGGCTGGTGCAGGTACAGTGACCGTAATGATGCTCAACTGATGGTGATTAGATGCCCACAGTGACTTACACCGGCCCTTACTTTGAGAGGCGACGAAGAGATTCGGCTACCTCTTGGATTCGTGGTGAAGTAGTGGAAGTTTCACAAGCATGGCTGGACGAGTGGCGACATACGCTATCCGAAAAGCACTTCAAAATTGAAGAGGATGAAGAAGTCACTGTTGACAGTGGCGATGACGGAATCCCCGACAACGGTTGGTCACGAAAGGCAATCCTTAAGTGGTTGACCGACAACGAAGTGAGCAAGGGTAGTGGTTATCTTACGAAGACCGCCGCCCTTGCTCTCGTTGAAGGGCATCTAAACACAACAAATGAATAAGGTGAAAAATTATGGCTATTACAATTGACCCCCGACCAACAGTTTTCGGTGACCGAATGGTTATCACAGGTTCTTATGATGCAGGTACAGGTGCTATTGATTTGAGTTCTCAACTCTCAAGCATCGACTTTGCTGGCACAAACAGTGCCGCAATTAGCGTTTCTTTACCCGAAGCGGGAAACAGTGCCGCAGAAATTGTGCTCAACATGAACAACCAAATCGCT